GCCTTCTTCAATTAAATGGGCGTGATATCCTTTAAATCCTTTATATACACGCGCCCCAATTAAGCGCAATGGCTTCCCATAATTTGATTTATCTCTTTCAATAAATCCAATAGAATTGCGCAAATTCCCCGTTTTGACTTTGATTTTTGACTTAGCCAATGCAATAAATACTTTACCCGCTTGCTCAATAAATTGACCCATTATTGGTCCCTCTACCTTCAAATTAGCAATGTCATTTAAAACGACTTTGTTTTTTTGCATGTATGTGTTTTTATTGGCCATTATTGCACTAATTCGGTTTGAATTTTTAAATACATTCGTCGAGATAAATCCGCAATGTTTTCAATATTGTAGTTTTTACCCTCCCAAACTATGCGCATTTTTGTTGTAATGGATGCGTCATGTCGAGTTGTAAAAATTACTGTTTGTTTTGCCTCTCTACGATCTGAATCTACCGACTCGCTTCCTCTTTCCGATTCTTGTATTCGAGCATAAATTTGTTTATATGTCGACCATGTTTGCAATTTTGCTCCGGTGTTTGTATCGGTTGTTATTGTAAACTGCTGAACCGTTACAAGCTCATCCATCAATCCCGCGTTCATATTATCCGAAATTAACTACCCTATATTTATCCAACAAATATTCATGATTGTAATCGAGCTTGTTTACACTTGCTCCAATCACTACCGATTGACGGTTATCGTAATACTGCGCGATTAACAATAACGCGGCATATTTAATCGAGTTTGGAAATTTTGCCGATTCGTTAACACTGCTTGCTCCGGCAAGTTCGAAACCTTCTTTAATTTCGACAATCAAACGTACATCGTCATCCGTCAAATTATCGGGGATAGATTCAAAAAATACGGACCGACCAAACTGCCCAAATTTAACGGGCGCATCAATCCAAGACGTAGCCGTTTGAACCGTATTGTCTTGGTTTACATATTTTATGCTAGTAATGGACAAAACGCGCGAATAAATACGCAACATATTGCCCTCAATTGAGCCAAATGGATTTAACGTGTCCACCGATACCATGGGACCGGTGAACCCGTCAAATGCATACTTAACCGTTGATTTACGAATAGAGTAACCTACATACGCTTCACACGCTTCCAACGCCATCGATATTAATCCGGTAATATACGAATCATCGGCCGAGCTCGTAACACGGAGGTGTTGTTTTGCTTCGGCCAAACTGATATAGTCCGTATCGGCATAATCTTTCGATATTATTTCGCGTGCGATGTACATTTTTTATTCGGTTACTTCTGTTTGTTCGGTTGTGGTTTCCTCGGTTACTTCGGGTTGTTCGGTTACGTATTCCGCGTGTCCGTTTGCAACGATTTCGGATGCCAACAAAGCATCGATTTCGGCAACCTGACCCTCAAAATAACTCAAACCATACGCCCCAATCGGTGAAAACGTGAATCTCACGCTTACTACCGCCGCCGTTTCCGACTGTTTTTCTTGTTTTTTGGCCATATTGGCGGGCGGATAGGCCGCTAAGCCACACCGCCCTATTGATTATGCTGTAAGCAAATCAACGATCGCACCGAAGGCGGCGGGTTGTTGAACCGCGATACCGACGTGCTGGTTAACTACTACACGGGTTTTGTTTCCGATGGCTTGTGACAATGGGTCAACGACCAATTCAACACCACCAAACTGACCAACTACCAAGTTATCCCAACTTCCGTAGATCATAGCCGAACAAACGCCCGAGCTAGTTCCCTTAGTCAAGTTGCTTGGGCAATTGGTTGTTGAAAACACGGGTTTGCCGTCAATCTGATCGGACATACCGTTGAAGTATGCCATGTACGACATGATCATTGCGCCGCTACCGCTTGAAATTTCGGTTTGCTTCAACTTGGCAACCAATTTAGGGTTGATCAAAAACTTTCCGTTCATTCCGGCATTTGCGTTCTCAACCGCTGCAACCAATTCCAACACCTTAGCCAATGATGGCACGGCTCCGTTGGTTCCCATTGCTACGCTGTTGATTCCAGACGTACCCAATAAACCCAAAGGTTGATTTGATGATCCTGAACCGTTAATTGCAGCTGCTTCGATGGCAACCGCCAACGCTTGAACAAACGAATTGATGATTTTTTGGTCAATTGATTGGTTATTTTGCAACAACAATTGTTTTGAAATATCGCTATAACCGGCGATACGTGAAGGGCGCAACTGACGAGCTGCGGTTACTGGGTCACCTGATGCTGCATCGGCGGTCTCTGCTGCCCATGCAACTGAAACACCTGAACTAAATCCGGTCAAGTCAACGTTAGCCGACAAACCTGTCAATTTTGTTGCACCCAATTGCTCAAGCACGGTTTTAGCGTACAAAGCATCAAAAAATCCAACCTTCTCCAATGGGATGAAGTTTCCACCGGCTGTTGATGAACCTGCGCTCATGGTACGACCTTCACGCATTTTGATGTCCATCACTTTGTTAGACAAATAAATTCCGCTTGGGGTAATTCCCAAACTACGGGCTTCTTTCTCACTTTCCTCAACCATTTCTTTCTCCAAACCGCTCAATTTGTTGTTTCCAACTTCGTTGATCAATTTAGAAAATGAAAATTCGCGCACTTCTTTTTCTTCGCTTGTTGAAACTGCTGCACCAGCAACGCGGGCAATCTCTTCCATTTTTTCAGCTCTGCGGATCTCGATGTCCAAGCCGTCAATTTTGGCGGTTGTTTCATCGAATTTTGTGCCTTCTTCGGCGGTCATGTTGCGTTTTTCCACCGTCAAGGTGTTGTACAACGCGTCGAGTTCGCCCTTGATGGCGGCGCGCTCTTCTCGGAGTTGTTTAAGTGTTTTCATGTATGTGATTTTTTTATTTTTTAATAATTACGATAACGAGCCAACGCAACGCGTGTCGCATCGCTTAAAACGGGCTCAATTACGGGTTCAATAAACTGATTGCGCTCCTCATTCAATGAACGGCCTTCGGTGGTCGTATCGGCATAGGCGGGGAACGTAACGGGAGCCACATCGTATAACTTGCTAATTTTGGTAATTTTACGCATGTACATCGGGCCATATTTATCCGAATTGGTCCACTCAACGCTTTCCGCAACGAATTGGAACGAACTTTCAGAAATATCGCCACGCTTAACGGCAACACCTACGTCCTGGTGCGTTGGTGATTGGTAATCCATGGTATTTTCATACGCCAAATTACCCGCTGCATCCAAAAACACCGTGCACGTGCCCGACTTGGTACGACCCAAAATCAACTCATCTTCATGATTGAAAAGGCATCGAATATCGGCATCTTGCAACGCCTGATCGAATGCGCCTGGCACAATCATTTCTTCGTACCAACCCATATCGGTTACGACGTTAACGACGGCAGCAATACCGCCGATTTTCTCGGGTAGCCCTTCGGCGTTCAATGCTCTAACCTCGACGGGCGATTGGTGCCTACGTGTTTCTTTTCTCATGACTGTGTATCGTTGTTATTTCCGGTGATATTATTATTTTTCATTGCTTGGGCCTCCAATGCGTTGATCTTGGCATCAATATAGGCTTCCAATTTATCGGCGGTGAATAGATCCGCTTGTACCAACATCTGATCGCCCGTATCGAATTTCTGCAAATCCTCCATGTAGCGCGCCTCATTTCTTAGCAACCAACCGCCACGAATACCCGCGTTGTAATACTCCGCACGTGATTTCGCCGAAGCTCTCAACAATGAGTTAAATACGAACTTAAATTCATTCGTATTCTTGTCGGTTTCCTTCAATAATTTACGGCTCAACTCTTGCTCTAGACGTTCCGCCTCTGGTTGCAACGTCTGTGCATAAAATTGCTGCATTTCCAATTCGACATCGGTTCCCGCTACCCCCGCATTCAATACCGACAATGGAACGCCAAAAATTCGGCTGATTTCCTCAACGCTAAATTTCCGTTGTTCGATGTACATCGCCTCTTGCGGGCTCAATGACATGCGTTCCATTTTAACCCCTTCCGGCAAAACGGTTGAACGGCGTTGACCATTTACCACATCATCAAGTGACTGACGTAATGCCGTTGCATCGGCAATCTTGCGGTCTGATGTTAACAAAAATTTCAACACTCCATTTTTGTATACATCCGCACTACTCGCCATCGCCGCCAAATCAATACCCAATGATTCCGCATGTAGCGCAATCGGCGATTTCCCAATTAACGGATCATCGGTGCACAACCCTTTGAAATGCAAAATTTCATACGCCGCATACGTTCCTTTCCAAATTGGGTCCTCCACCTGGTAAAACAACATTCCTTTCGAAATGAACGGTCTTACAAAACTCGACATGAGCGGATGCAACTCATAGGGAATAAAATTCGCATCGCGCTTGATGATGGTGTATGAATTACCCCGCATTTTCAGTTGGGTCATGACATACGTCCAAAAATCAAATCCCGTTTGGTATGCGTTGGGTGATTTCAATAAACGATTTAACGCGGTTTTTGTTACGCGCTCTTTCCCGTTGTCGGTCTCGCGATAAATATTCAAACTCATCGTCGCGATTCCGTTTGCGATAACCTCGATTGAACGGTGTACACTTGCAATGCTTAACGCGGTGTTGCTTGTTACCGTCTGACCCGAACGAGTATAACGGCCCAACAACGAATAGAACGACCCGATAACGTCACCGATATACGGCATCGCTCCAAATTGCTGCTCTCGTTTCTCGCGGGTAAATATTTTGGGCAACTGCATCGGGGCGAATTTAACAACCCCTCAAAAAACGAATGCAACAAATAAAAAAGGCGAGTTTCGAACCTCGCCTAATTTACCCACACCGGCCGATGTGGATTTCATCCATCTATTTTGTTTTGCAGGCCATGCAGGAATCGAACCTGCATCTCAGCGAATGAACACTGATGCTACCGTTGCACCAATGGCCTAACTATTTGCCGACGAATATTATTGCTTTCTCATACTGCAAATATAATTACTCCCGATTAATTTTCGCCCATTTGCTCAACGCGGACCGAAAAACGCCGTAATTTTTATACTTTCGTCGGCCAAATACCGCAAAATGACGGTCCTCAATGGCCGTGTAAGCGTGCTCATAACTACCGCCAACCGCGGACGATTTCGGGAGCTGGATATAATATTCCCGCATAAATTCGTCCGTGTAGGTTAAATTAGCATCTTTTATCATCGTTTTAATTTTTATAAGGGTACAAACCACAACTCATCGTCATCGCGTTCCTTTGCTTTATTCTCCATCGCTGCGCCAATGGCCATGATCGAGCTCACCGCGCCGTCAATCTTATCACCGCTTTTTTTCTTGTCGGGCTTCACGTTATCGTTTTCGTCTTTTTTCATCATTACGTTCCCAATCATCCAACGCAAAACGGGGTGTCCCGTGTGTTGCAATCTTCGATTTAACACGAGGCGTTCCATCTCCTTGCTCGGTGCCGTCATAGACAGCATCCCTTGACGATACGGGAACATCTCAAACCCATCCTCTGTGAGCTCAATAACCAACTGCGACGAGTTGAATTTATCGTACGCAAATTCAAGAATATTAAACCTCTCCCGCAATCGGTTAACCTTCTCCCGAATTGCTCGATAATCGGTTACGTTTCCTTCGGTTATCAATATCTCGCCATCGGCAACCCATTGGCGGTATGACTGCCCCACCTGGTCGCGCCGTTTTGCGATGGCATCTTCGGGCAACCAACAATAAAACAACAACGCATCTCGCTCGGGAAAAAACAAACTCAACGCACAAAAATCTTGGGTACTCGCCAAATCCAATCCCGCATAACAATCCATTCCTTCCAATTCGCGTTCCTTCAATCCAGAACATGCCATCCAATCACGGTCATTTATCCATGTCACCGCC